CGAAACATGATTGATTCGATCGGTTCTTTAGGATGAACTGGTTTCCAACCGAAGTTAGAGTCAAGCTTGCTGATTAGTTCATCCAGTCTTTCGTTATGTAACTTAAGAGTATTGAGGGAGATTGGTGTTTGCATGTTCAAAAAATGCTGGCATTCTCGCTCTCTTGGTCTCAGAAAATTCTGGTGCTTTGCCTTCGTACATTAGCCGATCGCTAGCATCTAGCCAAAATTTTTTGTCTAAATATCTATCGTAGGTATTTATACCTAGAGGTTGAAGAACCCAGTTAATGGTGGCTTTCCTAAGTTTATCCAAAGAAGCAGAAGGACGTAGACCCAACTCAGTACATACAAGAGAATTCGTTCCGACATGGATCTGCTCGTCCCTGGAGATATCGGCAGATACAGTGCGAAGAGCAGCATCCCCATTAAACCTAAAGAAAGGGAGTAGAACGAAGAAGATAGCCCGTTCTGCGACCAAAGCTTTGGTAATTGTATGGTCAGGGTGTTCAATCCAAGCATCTCGTAATTTTAAAGCCTCCTCTTCTGACTGTGAATCAACTCCTAGGGCATCGGCAATATACCCTAGGGCTAAATCATGTTTTATTTCATCTTTAACATTAGATTCAAGAAGTGTTCTCGCAGATGCGGGAACCTCTTTATCAAGTGCATCTGTAATGAAGTCACCAACTGGTAACTCCATATGCCGTATTGAGAGAGCACGTCTGATGGTTGCTTCAGCTCCATCTTTAAGTTTCCCAGCAGTTGGTTTAACTGGGGTCCATGTTCTCTTTCGATTAAGTAATTTATCATATGGTGTGTTCATTATTCTTGGCAATCACAGGTTACTGGCTCGTTTCCGAGTATACCCTGTAAGTAATCTTCAACGTCATCCTCCCCTAATGCAGCATACGCATCGGTTTTATCTTGTACGTCTCCCATAACTTGCAGGCTGTAGTATAGGGAGGTCTGAGGTGAAAGTAACCACTCTTCCACGAAGTTGATGTCATATTTAACAACATCACTCCAGCTATTAAATGAATAGCCGTGAAGAAGTCCCGTATTATCTAACATTATCATTATTTGGTCAGCTACCTTTTTATAGGCATCCCAACCGACTTTACTGGCAATTTCTACATCACCATAGTCATAGTGTTCTACTCCAAATGTTCCACTATCTCTATCTACAGAGGTAGCTATTGGAGGTGCTATTTCTGGTGTAGCTGTATAACCATCCAGATCTTTACTTCTATATGAACAAGAAGCAGTGGGAGCTATAGCAAAGGCTCTCACCATATTATTTTCTCTTGCAATACTAGCAGCAGATTGTATGCCTTTATATAATTCAGTTGCAATTTTTCCTGATATACCTACAGCTGGTATTCCTTCATTTACTTCCTCTAATGCCTTACCAAATTGTGCATAGGTTATCTCATAACGTCTTAGCAAATTCGCTAGACCAAGCATACCTAACCCAACTTGGCGGTCGATATCAGCTGACAAGTATTCTCCAGTTGCTCCGACACCTGTCCTACTATGGAGCTCGCACAATTCGGACATACCTTGAGTGAAAGCCGACTTGAGGTCTCCTGCACTACAGGCAGCGAGATTGACATGCTGTAACAGGCATGTTCCTCGTGAGGGCAGGTAAACCTCAAGACAGACGTTGCCATAAATTCTTTCTCCATGCTTATATTTTATTTTGTTGAGCCAGATGTCCCCAGATTTAATTCCTTCAAGGATGGCTTCTTTAACTCTGATGTCGGTAGACTGCCAGAGTCGGGCATCGAGATCGACGCATCTTTTAATCCACGGAGCATCAGCCCTTGGAAGCTGCACGAACTCAAGAATATCGGCGTGGTTAATATCAAGATGGACCACAACAGCCCCGTTCTTGTAATGCCCACCCCTTCTAAGTGTTTCATTTAATACTGAATAGATTTTTGCAAATGAGACTGGACCACTGGCTGTTAAGCCTTTTCCATTCTCGTCACCTTTAGGTCTGAGTTTTGATAGGTGCACTGCACACCCTGCCCCATGTCTCAATGCATGTGACGCAAATCTCCAGCTTGCCTCGATGCCTTCTGGACCCTCCATAGAGTCCTCTACGACAAACACAGTACAGCTCACTGGAAGTCTTGATTCTGGGTTATCCAACCATTGTTGGACCCGACCAGTGCGGGAGATTAATTCTGCGGTCATTTAAAATAAGTCTTCTAAATTTGGTGGTGCATAGTTTGGTCCTTTTAAGACCTTACCGTCTTCACGGTAGATTGGTTCTCCGTCTTCACCGAGCTTGGATAAGTTGCTCTGATGTACACGGTGTATAGCTTCGTCAAGAAACCATCCCATATTCTCTGCATACTGATAACAAACATAAACTAAATCGGCAAGTTCTTTTAAGCATTCATATTGTACATTCTTACCATGTCTAAATAGCATGCCATCAGCTTCTAGGAACTCTTTAAACTCTTCTACTATTAAATCCTTTTGACGTACTCTGTCTGGTCTAAGTGGAGAGTTCTTGATCTTGTACTTTGTGCGGAATTCCTTGGCTTGCTCTGAGATAAAGGTCTTTTTCATGGTGGAGTTCGTTTTCTAAATAATGAATAGCTTTTTCTAAGTCTTCTATTTTACTTTTTGTTTTGTGACCTGCTCTTGCTATATATTTGATAGCATTACCTAGGTGAAAGTTGAGCCCTTGTTCTCTAACAAAATCCCAAACATCGCAGGAACCTCGTTGATAGTAGGATGGACCTTTGGCCATTTTTCAATTAAATTTGTGAGTGAATTTGCCAGTACAAAGTTCTGCCTTTGTAAAGCAAGAAAAATTGTTTTAACAGCTTCGATATCAAGATCATCTTTATCTAAGGTTAATTCAAGCTGCCTTAACTTTAGATCTTGTTCCATCGTTAACTTCGTAACTGGAGGCGGGAGACCATAGGATGGGTTCTTTTCTTTGGAAGTCATAATCATCTGAGGTAAGGATTTTTGCGAGCCTAGCATTAACTAAAGCATCGTCTTCTGTTAAGTCTTTATCAGTGAAAGCTTTAACTACAGTTTTCCAACTATAGCCATGCTCATTAAATAATGCTTCAGCTCTCTTGACTCCAATTCCTGGGACTCCAGAGTAACCGTCTGTTTGATCTCCTGCTAAACTTTGTATGAGATGCCATTTAGCACCGTCTTCTTTGCTGACTGTGAATACCTCATCAAAGTTATATAACTGTCCAGGGATTTGTTTCATATCCTTATCAGGAGAAACAATCATATTTCCTGGGTATTTGGTGGCATAAATGCCCATGGTATCATCAGCTTCTAGAGTAGGTTTAATGATAACCTTATACTCTTTCCTTAAAGCATTAATAACACGTTTGTAACCACAAGGCTTCTTACGATTACGATGTCCTTTATAGGACTCTAGTATTTTTTTCCTGAAATTTGTACTGTCAGAAAAGAACAGTATCATAGTAGAGAATGACCCAAATTTGTTTTCAAGCTTGGTAAGTTCTCGCTTTGTTGCACCGTATGCATCATTAAAGTCACTGGTAACAAGAATAACATCATTACCAAAATCAACTTCAGATTCCGCTGCAGCACAAGCTTTGTAGACAATAAAGTCTGCATCAATTAATAATTTCATACATTAATGTGTGTCAGCCCATGAGCTTCCGTCTTTAGCTTCAGCAGCTACGGGTATTCGCATATCGTAATACTCGCCTGCTTCAGCAGCGGAGAGAACAAGAATAGATTTGAGATCATCAACATGTTCTGGCTCGGATTCAAACTGCAACTCGTCATGAATAAAAGCGAGCTGGTTGCAGCGTAGATCCATTTCTTTGATATGGTCATTAGTGATAACCATCCAACGTTTCGCTATTATTGCAGCCGACCCTTGCAATAGGTAGTTTAAACTTTTATGTGCTTTGTCAACTAATATTTTCCTTTTATCCAGTCCAAGGACGTAACCTCTTTCACTAGCTTTGTGTACACCTTCCAACAGTTCTTTAAGACCTGGGATGGCTTCGATATAAGCTTTTCTAATCTCTTTACCTTTCTTTCTCGCCTTGTTCTCGGAAAGCTGTTTGTCATATGAGTGTCCTATTTTAATATCACCTGCTCCATAGAGGAAGGCATAAGTTACCGTTTTAACTTGTTTACGACTGATTCCAATTTTGTCAGCGTTTTCTTGGTGTATGTCCCCTTCGAGAAGCACTCTAGCGTATCTCCCTCCATCATATCGACCGAGATAGTGAGCAAGCATCCGAAGCTCAATGCCACTAAGATCAGCAGCAGCCAATCTCTTATTTGGAGTAGCAATAAATAAACGTCTAAACCTTTCATCACTAGGAACCTGCCCAAGATTTGGAGTACGGTGGGCGCATCTAAATGTAGCTGTTGCTACTGAACAGTGGTGGTGAATTCTAGACTTCGTACATAGCTTCTGCCATGCGTTCACGCCTTCTGATATCATCCCTAACTGCTTTGTCAGATCCAAAAGTTTCAGAAAACTCAGAGCAATATCCGTCCCAAGTTCTTTTAAGACGGTCTCGTCTATAACCGCCTTCCCTGATGCCGTCATTGATGATGGAGTCCAACCATAGTGTGTTTGTAAGATCCACGATATATGATCCCGTGAAGTGGGATTAAAGTCTTTTAATTTGGTGAGTGGGGCTCCTTCGACGTAACCCATTCTTGAGTTAGTTCGTTTAGGAGTAAATTCTGATCCTTTAACGAAAGGATACCTGTTTCGTAATAACTGCGTAGTCTCTTCATATTCTCTTCTGAGAGTAGATTCAAGTTCCCGTGCAGCTTGTTCATCAAAGTACCATCCATGTTGTTCTTGGTCCGTGAGTATTTGTGCTACCTGATGCTCTAACGTGACCCATTCAGGTATGGTAGGAAATGATTCCATAATTTGGTGGTAACGTTAACGTCTTGGACGCAGTAATCTTCCATTTCTTGAGACCAATTTTTCCAGTCAGTGTTATGTGCAAAGCTTCCTTTGTATTCACCAAGTCTGTAACCATAGGACTCAAGGGAGTGGCGTCCATATAATTGTAATGGCATGTGTTTCCATGCATGTTTCTTATCTATGTCGAGTAGGTTCGGATGATATAACCTAGATAAAATGAGAGTATCAATAATAATACCAGTGGGACTAAAGAAAGGATAGAGAGATTTAATAAGAGGTAAATCATAACCCACGATATTATGCCCGATGATATAATCAGCCATTTCGAGGTGTTGGACTGCTCTAACCACAGGTTCAGACATCCCTTTCCCAGGGCTTTCATCGTTGTAAGAATGGATGTGATTTTCTTCGACATAGTTAAGTACAATACAGTGGATGTGGGAAGCATTATTTAGTAGACCGTTTGCTTCGAGGTCGAATATCACTGGACCTATCCCAGTGGAATGTTTTATCTTTGAACTTAGCTTTTTCAACTGCTTCCTTGCTAGGTGGGTTAGGTTTATTTAAAAATTTATACCATGGGTGTTCATAACCTCCATCAAAAATCCGTGGCTGGGTTGAATTGTTGTTCGGTCTCAATTTCATGTTCGATAAAACGACAGGTGTTTAAATTGTAATCTAATTCACACGCTTTGCCAACTTCGCCTGAATAACGATTTTTAAGGATTCTAACAGTCGTAAATGCTCTCTCAGTGTCGGACTGTTGATCTCTTTCGAGGGCAACAACCGTATCTGATATTTGAGCAATGCTGTGAGATCCTCTAAGTGAGGACAGACTAACTCTTCCTCCCTCTTCGTGCGAAGTCCTATCATTACTACTTCTCCTTAAATGTGATACTAAAAATAGTGAAATGCCAGTACGTTCTACCAATGACCTTAATTTTGTCATGGTGGTATCTATCATTCTACGCTCATCACCATCTAGTCCACTTAATAATATGGATAAATGGTCGAGGAATATAACACGACACTCCAGTCCACTGGCAAGGTATTCGATCCTATTGTAAATGACATCAGGATCAAAAGAACCAAAGCCATCGAAACAATAAAGATTCCAGTTAGCAATACTGGATTCAAATGCGGATCTGAGTTCTCGTTCATCATGATCTCCTATAGCAAAATTTTTCCCAACAGCTGTGGACATCAATCCAAGTGCTGTTCTTCGATTACTTGCTTCAAGTTCCAAGATCCCAACCGATTCGCCTTTGCAGAGCAAGTCAGTTGCAATGTGACGCATGATGCTGGTTTTTCCTGAGCCAGAGCCAGCACAAAAAGTGACAAGCTCTCCATACCTGATCCCGTGAAGTTTCTTGTTGAGTCCTTTGAAGGGGTATTCATGATCAAATGGTGCTTGGGGTGTAGTAACAACTGATAGTAAGGATTTACCATCTATTATTCCGTCTGGTCTAAACGGTTTAGCATCCCATATAGCCTTTCTAATTGCTTCTGAATCATTAGCTTGTAGCGCTTCTGAGGGGTCTTTGTAACCTTCAAGTCTAGCAATCTTAACTTTGCCTGGTGGGAGTACTTGAGCAGCTTCCTCTGATGCTTTACGTCCTGCTTCATCTCCATCAAAGAAAAGTACAATTTCCTCATACCCTTGAAAAAGTGGTATTTGTTTTTGTATATCTTTTTTTGCAGATGCTGCACCATGTGGTAGAGATACCATTGGCCAACCAGCCATAGCTTCGTAGCAAGACGCCGCATCTAGTTCACCCTCAGTAACAACAATACGTTTACCAGTGTTAGGAAACCTATGCTGAGCGAATAGGGTATCAGTGGAAACTCCTTCATAACGGAAGTCTTTTTTCTTTGTTTTAATCTTTACACCCTTTAGAACTCCTGATTCATCATAATAAGGGAATCGGAGGGTGTCACCGTCCCTGAATATCTGGTAAAACTGATTAGTCTTTTCAGATATATTTCTTTTATTTAATCTTTCAGCTGATCCTTTAAGGTGTGCTTGTTTCACTCTTTGACTGTGAATAACATCATTGCTGCCTGTTCTATTGTGACAGACAAAACAGTAGGTGTGTCCATCAGAATAGAGAGAATTCCCATCTGATGAACCACACTCTTCACAAGGCATGTGCCTCACGAACTCTGATTCGGTCATATTAACCAATCGAGTGGAATATTATGGTAAGCCGTCCATGGTATGTCATGCTTCTCGCACCACTTCGCATAGGTCGTCTTACTTTTTTTGTTGATTTTATTGAATGGTGATTGGAAGACCATTCTTAAGTCTACCTCGGGGTTAGACTTTTTAACGTTAAGGATTTTGCGTCTGTCTTCTGCAGACCAGTATCCTTTTGTTTCAAGGTATACATAGTTTGGTAGAACAAAATCAGGAGTATAATGATGCTCAATTGTATACCCAAGTTTCTCAGACTCATATTCGTATGATATACCAAGTCCTGAGAGCAGTTTAGCTACCTGCTCTTCAAGACCTGATCTAAACTTAGAAGTCTTCTTCTTCTTCTTTGTCATCGGTGGTAGGTGTTACGTTAGGATCACTAGCTTTGAATCCTGATGTAGTACCGAATAATTCAGCTACAGCATCAGCATCTAGATCACCAGTGTCTACGCCTGCCTCACCTTTTACTGAGACAACTTGTACACCAACCAACTTGAGAGAACTACCATAGGTAACCCCATCCCGTAGAATGTAAGGCTTTTGATAGAAACCCAGTTTAACAGTAGATCCTGCATATAAAGGTGTTTTAGTATCTGTGACGGGTGAACCTTCTGTGTCTACCACAGGTGGTCTTTTATCCTCAGACCATGAGAACTTTATCTTATATTTACCCTCTGAGACTTCTTCCCACGGCTCGGGCTTGAGCGTGGAGCGACGAGGGTTCTTGAGCTTGGATTCAGCCCATTTAAGGACTTCAGACCTCTCAGTTTCTAGCTTGTCGATAGTAGCACTATCAACTATAGCCGATAAGGAGTACCCAAACTTACTAGGTTCTAGTACTGCTTGGAATCCTTCTAGTGTTACAGGTTTGTCAGTTGTATGTATTGTTCTAGACATCACATTCTGCCTCAGTCTTGTCCTTAGCAGGTGCTAGGGTTTTAACTTCAGCTTCAAGTTTGTCATAGAATTCTTGTAGTTGTTCTAGCTGTACTTTAACTTGAAGAAGTTGCTTCTCTTTAGCTTTAAGTTCAGCAGCCTTTAGTCTCTCTTCAGACACAACAACAATAGTTGGTGGTGAAAAGAAGCTATCAAAAAATGGTGAATACATTAACAGAAAAAATAAGTTGAGTCAATCACATCGGAGGGTTCTAAGTCTCCTATGATCGGTGGCGGTGTTTCAGCTCCTATATGTTGAGCGAAACGAGTTAGATATTCATGTTCAGCGAATAGATGCATATATGTTTCCCTGACTATATTAGACAGTTCATCCATATCACTTGCACGACATAAGACTGAATCATGTATTAGAGCAATTGGGTTATCGAATTTAGTTGCAGCTATGTGTAATAGACTAGCATCTAATGAATGAATAAGATTAGGAGCTGTAGCATTCTTATGATGCATTGAGTCAACCTCATCTGAGTCACCTAAATTAGCCCAAACTTTACACTTACCTAATAATCTTAAGTAAATATACTTACAGTTTGGTTTCATTAAACGTTGTACTACTCTGAATCCTGATGGTGTAGTCCATGTGATTTCAGTTTTACCACGCTTAATAGCTTTAGAGACCTCATCTTCTATCCACTTCATAACCTTCATCGGACCTGGAAACTCTTTATGCATAGCTTCTCTAACTGCGTTAACAACAACAGTTAAGTCCTCATTCTCTATATCTATACCTTTCTCTTTTAGTGCGTCCCTGATATAAGAACGGTTCGAGTAAGGTTTAGCATTGTAAGGTATGGTCATGACGGTTCTTTTGACCGACTTCCTATCCCATACTTTATGTAAATACTCAGGTATATAAGGCTTAGCAGCCTCTGCAACCTTTGCATATGCGTCTTGTGGTCTGTCAGAAGGCAACACATTGACGAGTTGTGCCGTCCTACGGTCCATGGCAAGTCCTGCCAAAATCTGGAGACCACTACATGTAGCGTCTATAGCTACACATAAACCAGTCGTGCTTCTTGACTGTGAAATAACACATGAATAATACTCTTCACATGCTGCGAGAAATTGAAACGGTTCGTCTGCAACTTCCCAAGACCCAATATTACCTATAGGATCTTTAACTATTCTAGTTATTAGTGAGTGATTGTTTCTTGTCCACTCCTTACGCTTCTCAATAGTCTCTTTATCTAGACCATATGTAGTAGCTACTTGAAAAGCTAGCCATCCTTCATTTATCTCACCTTCATCAGCGAATCTAATTAAACTCTTACCAAAGTCAGAGTCTTGAGGTGTTAGGAAGGAGGGAATAGGGTATGTTCTACCTCGGTAATCGAAAGACCACGGAATATAATAACGATCTCTTTCTTTGAATTCACGAATAGCATTCATTGTCATGCGTGTTCTACATGACTTCCTAAACTCTTGATTCCTTTTATCGTGAACCTGAGCAGCTAACCTTCTATAAGCTTGCTTTGCTTCCGTGTTTGTTTCTATGTCTACAGGTTTGTTCGGTAGTGGGTGCTCTATTATTGGTCTGAACTTACCAACCGCTATTCCTTTTTCATCTAAGGTCTCAGCGACCTTGATAATGAAGGGGTTTAACCTGTACCCAACCTTCTGAATCTTATTCAAAAAGGTTAAAGGTGTTCTCCCCTGTATAGTTAGGGGTGGTGTCCTTCGTACTAATTTGTGACAGTTTGTTAAAGAATTTAAGTAATAACCTCCATCTTCAGTGTTGCTCCAATCCCTTGGTTCTATAAACATAGGTAATGTTAAAGGACTGAATAGTTCAGCAACTCTTATGATTTCATCTTTATTCTCAATAAACGCATCAGTTGGTACAATAATAGTTTCTTTAGATTTCCTACGATGTATTGTTTCTTTTGTAAACCAATTAGTTGATTCACATATCACATCAGCAAACCATCCACCGACCTTGATATTAGTCGCTACACCCCATGAATCCCATTTATTGATGTCATACCTATTAATAACTGTTTGTATTGAGGTTAAGCGTTGCTCTGTACCTTTAGATTCATGCCAATATCTTTCTTTCAAGACATGTAAGAGTGCTGGTGCTTCAGTCTCATAGTGTCTCATTTGTGCTTCTGCCTCAATAGCACGACCAATCGCTTCACTTATCTTAGTAACACTACTATCACCTTTTTTAAATGAGAAAACTTTATCGAAAAACCGTTTTACTGCTATTGCTGCGCTTGACTGTGAATCTAATATCATCACATGATTATGAAGTAGATTCTTTTGATAGCCTGTTGATGTTATCTTAGCTTTATTGAATTTAATATCAATAGCTTCAATAACTGTAGGTAATAGTTGATCAATAGAGCAGCGTCCATAAACCGTAGCAGAAGCATACTCCTTTTGTTCTAAGGTTCGTGTGTCCTTGCTAAGTTTATCAAGACCACCCTTGATCTGGCGTCTTTCTAAATCATACTGTTCGTTTAGTTGAGCGGGAGTTGGCATGAGTGCGTAAATCGTCGTTTACTTGATCTTGAAGTAGTTTAATGATCTCTTCCCTATCGGGATGATCTTCTGGAATAGCTTCCAGTGCTTTTTGGTGGTAATCCATAATAGATTTAATCGAAGATGTCATGTTCTTTAGGGT